GTAGTTGTTGTTTTTTCTTCGGTTATAATATTATAATTTTTACTTGGACTTAAATCAAAATAAGTACCAGTCAACGAAGAATGTGACGTATCAAATTTATACTTATAGTATTCTTGGATATCAATATTTGGATTTGGAACAAAATTTATGTTATCAGTTGAAAACTCAAATTTATACTCAACATCATTAACAGTCTCGACCGAAACCAACTTTGATGGTGTGCTACTATCAAAGAAGTTTGTACTTATTTTTACATCTTCAGCATTTGATTTTTCTGTAGAATAATTGAAAACAATTATAGCTTCTTGTGTGTTTGGATCATATGATTTAATAAAACCAGAAAATCCCGAAGAAGAAATTTGATAATTGTTGGCAAAGTTATAACGAGTTTTATATCCAGAAACTTCTTGACCATCATAATGATCTATATTTTGAGTTCCTTCTCTTCCTCGTATTACCGTAAGTCTATTATTAGAAATGGATGATACCTGTACTATCTCATTGCCAACTCGCAATAGATCTCCATTAGAAACACCTATTGCACTATCAACAATCAAAGATGTAGATCCAGAGGCAAATCCAACATGATCAATGTAAAGAACTAATCTAGCATTTCCCAGGGATCCAAGAGACCTTACAAGATCTTCATCATCAACACTCAAATAATCTGCTTTTTTATATCCAGAACCACCATTTTGAATGACGACAGAAGAAACAACACCAGCAGAAGATACAATAATTGTAGCAATTGCCCCAGATCCTGATCCTCCAGTTAATGGAACATTAGTATAAGTTCCTGGTGTATAGTTAGCACCACCATTAAAAATTTCAAATCTACCAATACCAGTGTAATTAATATTTGATGTATACTCTGGACGTATAAATTTTACTGTTTGATATAGTCTCTTTCTTAAATAATAAATTTTTGTTTTAGTGGCATCATTTGGTAAAATACTTAAATTGATTTCATCTCCAATACCAAGACCATGTTCTTGTGCTGTTTCAACCAAAGCAACATTTTGATTGACATCAAAAGGTTCTAAATTATCACTTAGAGACGTAAGAGTTACAATTCTAGAACCAGAAGTATTGAATAAGTCATTCGACTGAATAAAATAATCATCGTTAACTACCCAAACACCAGTCAATACTTTTATTTTTACTACATTTTGTCTGGATGTTCCTTCTAAAACTTCTCCAGTAGCAATGGGAGGATTTATACCATCTGTAAGAGATAGAATAGCTCCCTTTGTATAATTACTATCTTGATCAATTAAAATGGAAAATGTTTTGATATCTGCAGAGAACGTTCCCGTTGTATTAAAAGTTCCAGAAACATTTTTTAGTACGATAGTGTTATCGTTAGCAACAGTTCCAACAATTTCTCCATATGCTCCAGAAGCTGGTTGTCTTAATGTATCATTCGCAAACAAATACGCATTTTGAATTGTTGTTAACTGTACAACTTTTGTTTCTTTACTTTGTAAATAATTTACAGATTTTCCATTCACAGAAGATACAATAACTTCGGCATCTTGTCCTTCCGTTCCAGAATTATCAAAATAAAGTTTTGAATTTACTGAAAAATTATTAGAAGAATTTTCTATAGAAATAGAATCAATTACTCCTGATTTTACCTCAGCAATCTGAGCAATTAGACCTTCTCCATTTCTTGGCATCCCAGGAGAAAAAAGTCTTTTTGATTTTTTTGGAATATCGTTTTGATTTATATCGGAATTATAATTACTATCGACTGGAAGAGAATAAAAATTTTCTCCAATAAAGTATGGAAACTGAGGTACTTGATTACTATCAATTGTCAAGAAGTACGCATAAGTTCCATTTGGATAATCTGGGGTTACACAAAATCTGCCATTATTTTGATCGAGTGTTCCACTTTTATGTACATATTTGTAATCATTAACAAAAGTACCCAAAGGATACGTCGTTGTTGATGGTCCTTTTGGTCTATTATTACTCAAAGAATAACTAGATGTCATTCTAACAATAGATGATTGTTGATTTAATGGATCTTGATATCCAAATGGACCATAGATTGGATTTCCATCATAAGCAAAACCAATAATTGGAGAATGTGTTTTAGTAGTTGGTTCTGTTCCAGCTCCGTTTAAATTATCATTCAACAATACTCTGAGCGCCTTTGGATTGCCAATGTGACCGTATCCATACTTCAATACTTGATTGTAGTTTTCAAAGACATATCCATACTCTGTATCTAATCTATTTGATAATTTTGTAAATCTGTTTTTATTCCATTCTTTGAGATATGGGATACCAGATGCACCATTACCAACTGGAATGATATCCACAATAACAGTAGATTGATTGTAAAAGTTTCCTTCATCATTTTTTACAAATCCTGTTATTTTACCATCAGTATTTACAGTAGCGGTATAATCAGCAAATCTTCCTCTTCCTGCGTTATCTCTAATTCTAACGATTGGGGGAGAAGAATAATACTCTCCTGGATTATCAATAATCAAGCTGGTTACTTTTCCACCAGTAACTACAGCACGAACAACAGCTCCTCTCCCAGATGTAATTGTAACTTCAGGAGTTCTTGGAAATATAGTTGTTGTATCAACAACAATTTTTTCAACTACCTGACCAGATAGAATTGCTCTTGCTTGATTTGGAACATCGTCTAAGAGAACAAATGGTGGATTTACATATCCTGTTCCTTGATTATCAACTGTGATGCGTTCAAGCAATCCAAATCGAATGCTTTCTTCATCACGAAAACCATAAATTGGGACACCATTTAACAAAATACCAACGTCACGTTTTGGAGTTTTATAAACTTCGGTTGTTTTTGTTGCTTCTTTTCTTAAAATACGAAGTATCTTTTGATCTTTAACCTCTTGAGTGACTGTAGATCCATCTAAAATTTTATATGATGGAAAACTTGAGCTAGTAACATAGTAATATTGCTCATCTTCAAAAATGGCAGATACATCTGTGGATACTTCATTCAATGCTGTGGATATCGAAGTATTTGTTGGAGTAAATACTGGATCCCCATCACTAACAATCCAACGAGTTTGATTTGTTCCAGAGAAAACTATTTTTGGATCAGCAGTTTCAAATCCTGGTTGTGAAACTTGAATCTGATCACCAACAGACGCATATGGATGTGCATCTTGTGGAGATAAGTTATAGACAACACCAAGAGTTAATAATGATACACCAGATCCATCTAAAATAACAGGTTTATAAACAATTGATCCTTCCTGGTGCAATACTGGAGTTGTTCCTCTGGATTGAATAATAAATTGAGTAATATTTTTATCACTAAAAGAGATCTTCTCCCCATTAATTAATACTTCTCCAGATGTATCCCATCCAATTGTAGAGAACACATCAATTCTTTTTCCAGATCCACTTGATGATTGTAAATCTTTTTCTAGACGAGTTTTTGTTGAGATTGAGAATGAACCATTTACGGTTTCTGGAGCAAGAACAATATTCCAAATTTGCTCACCATCAAATGTTCCATCAGCAAAAACATTGTCTACTGTAGCAGAAGCATATCCATATTCACTTGTTGGAGACTGTACGATTTTCTTTCCAATAAGTGTCTTAGGATTTCCAGAAATAACCTTTGCTTTTAAAGCATAGACACTAATCCAATCAGCTTCGGATACTTTGTATGTAAAGTCTCTTGGTTTGTAAACAGATGGTTTATTATCTGCTTCTTTTGCTACAATTGTGTTAAAAATAAATTTGATGGAACTATCAGTTCCTTTTGCTTTGTAGAACTTCTGAATGTTCTTAATTAGAGTTCTTTTATCAACTTCTCCTTTTAGATACTTTTCGGGAAAAGAACCTAGATATTGTGATTCAAAGTTCCTAACAAACGCATAGAGAAAAAGATTGCTGATATTATAAACAACCTCGCCAGATACATGAGATACTGCTTCTGTGCTTTGGAAATCAGAACTATCATAAAGATCTCCTAAAGTTGTATTGCCACTAACACCTCTAGAGCAATTTTGAAGTTGATTATTTATTTTCGTGGCATAGAAAATAATTTCATCACCAATTCTGACATATCCATTTTTCTCTGGAAAAGAACTGGCGTCAATCAAATAAATTGATGTGTCCGAAGAAGAAATACTTGAAGCTAAAATGTCCGTTTGCTTCAATAAATTCTTTTCATAAAAATCAATGTCCAAATATTTTTGAACATTGCTAATGATATCAAGTGCTCCACCTTGAACTTCTAAAGATTCGTAGTATTTCTCTACAAACTTGCCAAATAGTTCATACTCGTTAGAAATGAACTCTGGAAGTTGTGACTCAATAAGAGTAGAAATTCTTTTGGTCTTGACTGCCATCTACTTACTCTTTATACGCATTGAAGGTTGAATTTGCTATGTCAACATCAAGATAAACCTCTCGGACTGCCTTGATATCATTAGACAATGGTTTAACTCTAACTGAAATTCTATTATCAAAAAAGCTTCCTTTGATTATGGTTAAATTGTACATTTTTAACTCACCATTGATATAATCAATATCGCCAACTTCCCTATCTAGGACAATCTTTTCACCAGTTACAGCGTCTAGTCTATATAGGACAATTTTGCCACCCCTATCTTCAAGATATACATCAAAATTCGGATATTCAGTAACTCTAAATCCAGTTGATGACAGAACTGGATCATCGCAATCTTCGTCAAAAGAATTCTGAAAACATATCTCATAATAAAATGTTGAGTTTAATTGAGGATAGAAATCTTTTCTCATAATAACCGATGTGAGATTAGAATTGATACTCTTATCAGCATCATCAATTACACCAACTGCTTTACTGTGACGGAATTTACCATTAAACTTTTCTGTATCTGAGGTCTCAATGTAACTCTGTAAAGATGTAATTACTTTATCTCTGATTTGTGCTGGTGTCTGATCTGTAATCTGACTGTTGTAATAGATCTTGCTATCTAGCTCAACATAAAGAATTGACGGATCAACCAAGACTGGTTCTACAGATGCAACAACATATCTCTTCAATTGTGTAACAATTTCTTTCTTTGTAATAGAAGTTAAATATGCCGCATCTGCTGGTTTAAGTACAATAAAAACTTTACCATACTGAGGAGGAACCTGATCTTCTCCTCCAAAGATGATAATGTCGCTTGTGGCAGGATAGATGTTACGAACGATCGCAGCATAGTCCTGGGAGGTCACGGCACGGTCCTGTGTGCCGTATGACTTAGGAGCATTGTATTTTATCTTCTTCGTGGTTTCAATCTCTTCTCCACCCGCAGCAGCAACCGTAGAATTGATTGTCAAAGTGAAGGCGCCAGGAGTTGCCGCATCTTGATTTTCTAATACACCAGAGAATACAAATGTTTTTACTCCATTCGATGCTGGTCCAGATGTGACAAGATAAGAAACTTCAATGATTGTATTATTCTCTAGTTTTTTCCCCAATACTCCATCACCAAAGATAATTTCGTAGCGTTCATCTTCGATTTCATTCAAGAAGAAAATCTTCGATGTTCCATCAACACCAAGAATATTATCAGAAACAAGATAAGGTTCGGAGAAAGAACCCCCAGCAGGAAATACTTTTACACGAATAGTATTTGTATCAATATTTGAATTATCAAGAATAAATTTCTGCGACGCAAGCGCCGTGTTCACAGTAAATGTATTTGTGAGTTGTGTTCCTTCTTTAATCGGAACATTTAAAAATGTAGCAACACCATTTGATACCTGTGCCTTTGCATCATCTAAAGTAACATATTGATAAAGAACATTATCATAAGAAGCAACAAATCCAGTTCCTTTCTTTAGAATTAATTGTGTATCTGTTGTAGGATTGGTATATGTAACAGTAAATGAAATATAAGCAGTCGGAGATGTCGCGCTCTTTGGTCTGTATCCTAATTGCTTCGCAATTGCTACTACATTGTCCCTCAAGGTGGCAGAATCAATGAATAGTTCATTGACTACCATATTGGTATTAAACGCCGTGTAGTAGGTGTTATAGGCGAGTAAATCGAGAAGGTTCGATAATGCCGAACCCTCAAAATCATAATCAGTAAATTCGGATTGTGCTCTAAGATAATCTTTTAGAGCGGTCTTAATATCCGTAAAATCTAGATTAGCAAGCTGAGTGTATGGCATTATCGAGTACGCTCTAGGAAGAATTCTACTGCGATTGGTGTGTCTTCTCTACCACGTACAGCATAAGTAATTTCTACTGAATAACCATTTGTATCATATTCTGGTAATACAACCACTTTAATTAAAATAATTCTTGGTTCGTATCTCTCCAAAATATCAATAACAGAAGATCTAATGATACCAGCAGTACCATAATCTAATGGTTCAAATAATGTAGCATATATTCCAGAACCTAGATTTGGTTGAAATACACGTTCGCCTCTATTTGTAAGAAGTAAGTTTACGATTGATTGTGTAATCGCAGCGGTATCCTTCACCGTGACAAGATCATCGGTGACTGGATGCTTCTTAAAAGTAACGCTCAAATCTTTGAACGTCTGAAATTCGGGCATTTAGACACAGCAAGGCTGCTATTATTTATTCACTCGTGCCAA